CCCCGGCTTGGAGACCTCCTATAATTGCGAATGCTGCTGGGTTACACATATCGTTACTTCCTCTCTAATATAAATGACAGATACCCGTCCAAGTGACAATCGTTAAACTCAGCTCCCAACCACTTCAACCACCTATAGCTCAACGTGTTACTCTTCATAACAAAGTTAGTGAGATAATCAAAGCCGTCCATCAAGTCCATCATGCGTTCCTTGGAGTGCTTTAAAAAGAACTTCTTTATCTTTGGTAACCGTCGAGTACCCAACAACCAAGCACTACCAATATTAGTACCTTCGATAGGAGCTACACCAAATGAGCAGTACAGATAGTTGTACTCATCCTTCACACTGAAGCACTTGCTCGATGTAGCGTACGACAGATACACAGCGTCTCGTGGGTGGTGCATAAGTCCAAGGATCTCTAACATATCTTCCTCCCGTAGGTCTTCGTACAGATCAGGAGCATCCATATCAAGCTGTGCTTCATCTATTCTAAGATCCATAGCGTTTACTTCTCCCAGTCACCATCGACTCAAACTCTGCAGCTAATAACTTAACAGGCAAGGCTGAACTGCTCTTCACTTCAATCGTAGCTTCTTCGGGTCTGCACTGTATACCAAATCTAAAGTGACCACTCTCTGGGGTGAATCTATCAAGTGTAGATATAGAAGATAACAAAGCAGGATTGTATACATAGGTATAGGTATCTCTGAATCGTGGAGTAACTTCTACAGTGAAGTGCCCGCTGTCTGCATATTCTATACTACCGTTGCGTAAGCTTTGGAAGGTGTAATCCGACGCACTGCGTCCGCCTCTTTCTGTTGGTTGCTTCAATGCTTGGTTAGAGAACCTGTACAACATATCGTAAGGCTTACCGACTACAAAGTATTCTTCATCATTGTACAAGATACCGCTATCCCAACTAGGAGGATTAGGTACATCGTCGTTAGGAGTCCAGTAAGCAGTATCTGTAGGAAGTATAGAGTCCGAGGAGGTGTGCGTCTGTATGCACTTGTACTTTACATCGTTGTACTTCACATAACTAGCTATGAATCCTTCAATCTCTACGGATGTACCACTTGCCGCTTTAACGTCTCTTTCTGATCCACCCTTAGTAAACACTGTTATATTATCAACAGTAGCTCCGTATCCTGCTGGTAAGTCACTAATAGTTGTACGATTGGTTTGCTCATTGTAGCTAACAGTAAGTCCATCTCCGTCCACTCTGTTATCCAACAACAATGTATAATCCAATCCGGTGTCTACCAAGGCGTTCTCAACGGGTGTCTGTACAAGAGCCTTACCGTTAAGTATTAAGTATAATGTACTGTCTATGAAGTTAAGACCTGTGATGTCGTCGTCAAATGTCCACTTCATCCAAGCACTCTGTATCTTTTCTTTATTTGTCCAGAAGTACTTATATACATACAACGACTTAGGTTCATCCTCTGCTTGTATGAGAATCATATTCTCTGAGCTGGAACCTACCATTGTTTTTATATTCGATGGTATGTACTTTGGTATCTGTGATGTTATCTCCTCTGCTTCAAATACTTCTGTATTGTTATCGACGAAGTACTCCAATACACCAGCGTACTCTCCCCGTTTAAATGGGAAGTATATATAGCTACCAAGGTTGAGTGGTTCTATACCATCTGCTATGTCGTAATCTGTGACCGGGGATATAGCTACCGTCTTTGGACTTAATATGTCTGCTCCGCGTAATACAAACTGTGAGTTATCACTGAACAACATCAGCTTCTCTTGGAAGGGTATAGCGTTCTTTAACAGAGCTACCTTCGTATGACTCAGTCCGACATCTATCGGTGCACTGTCCAGCAACTGCTGTGTCGTAGTACGGAAGAAGTTATAGTACTCATCTGCTTCGGAGAAGATAACATTGCTATCTGTGAGTATACCTAAGCGGTTCTTAAAGAAGAATATATCGTTGATAGTTTTACCTACGAACGATGGGAATGGATTGGTGTTGTCGTCACCTGCTCCTCGTGCTACCCAACCCGCTTTATTATTAGTCTCTGTCTGTCCGTAATAATATATCCCTAACTCCCACTCCAGAAACCCTTGAGATGCACTTGAAACTTGAGTCCAATACTCCGTCCAATCCGAACCTACGCCGGGTTTATTGTCGTTAGTAGCTATGTGGTCTTTATCTAACCTGTAGTAATTACTACCTTGTTTAACAATTAACAACTCATTAGGTGTCTGTAATCTAAATTCATTTATCTCTCCGTTCTTAAAGAATGGAACAAGAGTAACAGGCATAGTGTTATTATTTAATGTAGTATCAATCACCTCTAATTCCCCACTAGCTGTTTCGTCTTGATAATAACCAACAGTTTCTACCCAACTACCTTCTCCGAAGCTTCGTTTATCTTTTGTACTAAACCTGACGTAATAATCATCTTGGTCTATATCCGCATCTCCTATGACTTTAACAGGGCCAAACCCGTTGTAACAACTAGTTGGTAAATCTGTTATATTATTAACTTCCCTGTAGATTACCCCTAAACCTTGGTTTGCTAAACCATCCGCTGCTCGTATTGAGAAAACGCTAGAATTGTTTGTAAGTTTTATAACAGAACCATTAACCTCTACAGAAAACCCAACTGCTGTTGTTACTTGTGATGCTACTTGTATTGGGTCGCTTCCTGAATTTGTTGTTGTTTTAAAAGATGACGGAGGATTATAGTATATACTTAAATTACTAAAATCATTACTAGCAGTTACTAACTCCCAACCCTGCCAATCAGCATATTGTGGGTTAACGTTTCTATATGCTTTGTATGTTATAGTAGCAGGTGTTGAAGGGTTTATATTAAAACCGCTTCCTTTTTGTATTATACTACTAGAAGTAATAGCTCCATTAGTAACTCCAAGTTTAACGATTGCAGAAGATGCTCCTGATTGAGATATTACAGCTTCTAATTTTAGTTTAAGTCTATCAGCTGAATTTTCTAAATAATGCAAACCTGTAGAATATCCTCCGAGGAAGCCTGAGCCTTGATTATTTATAGTTACACTAGTAATACTACCAGTTGCATTAATTAAATTAGTTGAAATACAATTCTTTAAATCTTCAGCTATTACTGCTGTATCTGCGTGTGCACCTTTTTCCCCTTGGTCATTAGGTCCACTTTCGTAGGTATGTCCGGATACTTGATGGTAGGCAGCTAAAGAAGAGTCAACAGGCACTAACTTATCATCTACATATATATCATACTTCTTCTCGTAATCCCCAAGTTTAACAACAATAAGTGCTTCATTCGGCGGTGCTTTAGACTTTTGTAAAGCGTCCGTACTTTTCTCTACCGTCTTATTCTTATTAACAAGGAACGTATAGTCAGCTACCGTCAGTGCTCGAAGGTCAGATAACGGAGTAGCTACACCACCCAATGACGCAGCCGTGCCTAATCCCAAATAATTATTAGCTACCGTTGTTGTAGCTACTGATATACTTTCACCGTCCTCTAAGTTGATAACACCCACTCCGCCCAACGACACCGTAACACAGTACTTGTTCTGCTCGGATCGCTTAACGAAGTGTGTGAATAGATTGGTAGGTGAGGACCCGCTGTTAAACTCTTTTATCCATCTTGTATTCGGACGCTTTACCAATCCCTCAACCACAGTGGACCAAGCATTAATCTGCTCATCACACTGACCGGGATACCTGAGATTGTCAGGTTGTTGTGATACCCCTTGTGCGAGGTTCGGTACGCTTGTTACTAACAGAGGCATATCTTATCGATCTATTACTCGTAATACGCTGTAGTTATCAAAGATAGTTCTGTCAGCAGTTTCAGAGTCGCTATCGATTGCACGGGCTTTCGCTTCTACTTCTTCACGCAAGGTAAACCCTTCTATCTCACGAGTGCCGATGAATCGATTAGCAAATACTCTACCCGACTTAACTGTGATGTAGTGCCTAAGTTGCTCAGGCAAGTCCTCAAAATCCAAATCAAAAGTGATTGTTCCTTTTACGCTCTTCGACCAAACTTCTGTGTGGTTCTTTCTGTCGTATAACTTCGTACCTCTTTGTACAGGGTCTACATCTGTATATAACAAAGGGTCGAGATCAAATCTTAAAGTGTTAGCTGGTAGTGCTATCTTCCCTGTTCCAGCGTCAGGGACAAGTTCGTATTCATGTTCGGTGTTGCAATGCCATCCTTCTGACTGAACGGCTTTACTGGTTTCGTCCAATGCAGATTGTGCTTGTAGGACGGAGATAGGCAGACTGACTCCTGTAAGTGTATTAACCGGGGCTTCCCCGATAACACTGATAATTATATTTACTGCTTCTAGTTTAGTCGTCAGAGCCATGATAAGTATAGATAAAATAATCAGTGGAGGGGAGCGGAACGAATCACAGACCTCCCCAACACCGAGAGAAGAGCGTTACGCTACTAGTTCGATAGCACACTC